CTATGCTGCGGTGATGTAAATTACGTTTACGTGAATAAATCCCGCATCCACCAGAGAGGTTAAATCGACGCCGGAACCGGCCGTGGCATTGGTAAACGCGAGATCTAAGTTGTTCCCGTTGACATAGCTCCGAACGAGAATCGCCGTACCGCATGAGTTATGAGCAATTACCCCCGCTACACCTACCACATTGCCGGACAGTGCAGTCGCCTTGATGGTAAGCGTGCCTCCGGCGGCACTAAGACTAAAGCTCGTAGTGGACCCGTCCTTTGCCAGGTTGTCCTCCTCGGCTATGGTGTCCCCGTTGAAATACCCGGTGGTCCAGCATTTCACTTTCAGCGTGCTGGCATTTGTGCCGTTGTTGATGTCCACCCGAAAAGATCTCAATTTTCTCCCGCTGGTGGCGTCCCCCATGATGGCGAGCGGGCTGTCGAGCTTGCTCCAGCTTATTTCGGCCGCGGGGATGTCGGCGTCCTCCACGCCGGTGCAGGTCACATCCACCGTGCGGAGATCCCAGATGCTCGATTCATTCACATAGCCGTCCCCGTCGGTTTCGAAGCCTCCGATCTTGCGGGAATTGTCGGCGGTCCAGCCGCCCGAGGGATAGGTGGCGTTCTCGGAGATCTTGAAGACCGGCGTGAGCGTGGCATCCAGCGGATGGCAGGCGTAGATATAATAGGTGGTGCTGGCGCTGTAGCTCTCCCCGGTGTCGAGGTCGTCCTCGTCCACGTCCACGTCCGTTTCGATGCAGAAGACGGCGTCGTCCACGCGCACGAAAAACTCCGCCTCGATCCGGACCGTGGTGTTCCCCTGCTTTGTCAGGAACTTGTCGTTATATGGCCCCTGGATCTCGTAGTTGATGGCGAGGGCGATGGAGCCCGCCGTGTTGAACAGGATGCTGTTTCCCATGTCAGATGCCTCCTTTCAGGAGCTCTTTTCGCTCCTGCTTGGCCGAAAAAAGGGCGTTATGGAGCAAGCGGAGCTCGGATTCCTTGCCTGCGATCGCGGCCATGAGCGCGGAGACCTCTTTTTCGAGATCGTGGAGCCGCTTCCAGCGCCGCTTCTTCGCGTTTTTCTCCAACGTGATCCGGGCCTTGGCGGTTGCCAGGTATTTTTTCAGCCGCTGGAATTCGGCCTCGGAGATGAGCGCCCTGTGCTCGCGCAAAAGCCCGGAGGCGAGCCAGGGATCGCAGGAGTTGCAGACGTTGTAGACGTCCTGCTTGGTCGCGATTTTCGGTCTTCCTCTCATGATTCCTCCTTTCCGGCTTTCGGGAAGTGGGCGTCCTTGAAGGCGCGGCCGGCCTCCACCAGCTCTTCCGCGAAACGGTTGTGCTCGGTGAATTCGCCGGCTTTTCCGGAAACGATGGCGCTTCTCAAGATCTGGAGCTCCTTTTCCAGCGTGTAGCGCTCGCGGATCTCCTCGCAGACGACGGCATTCACGTCCTCCCGGCTTCCCACGTGCCGGCCGCGAAAACTGGGCGCCTCCCGGAGCTCGGAGACCTTGGGCCGGACCGGGGCGTCCATGTCCACGTCGTCGAGGGTCCACTTCCAGGCGAAGGCATGGGGCTTGACGCCGTAAAGCTTGAGATTGGAGCCCAGGAAATCGTTTCCCTGCCGCACGCAGTCGCGCACGAAGCGCTCGATTTCATCCCTGCCGTTCTTGTGTATGGCGCAGTTCATGGCCTTCTCCTTACACGTTCTTGTTGTCGGCGAGCACGTTGGTCGCCCCTTCCAGGTCCTCGACGCCGGTTCCCACGTAAATGGTGAAGTTGGAGGTGACCAGGTTGTGATTGCAATTCGCGTCGAGGGAGATGCCGATGTCCTTGGCGTCGTCGTGGGCGCCGTTTATGTGATTCCCGCTGATCACATTATAGTCCGAGTAGCTGAGCCGGATGCCGTAGTGGTAGTCGGTGGTATCGTCGTTTTCGAAGTAAATTTCGTTTCCCTTGATGACGCCGTTCCCGCCCACGCCGACGTAGAGGCCGATCGTGAGGCCGGTCTCCAGCACCTCGATCCGAACGTTATTCGCCTCCACCAGGAAATTGTGGAGATCGATGGAGATCCCGTAAACGGAATCTCCCGCCCCCCCCAGGGTGCCGTCGAAGATGACGCTGTTTCCCTTGACGAGCGGATTGTAGCCGCTCGCGCCGATTCCCTCCCAGTTGTAGTGGCAGGCGCTCTTCGAGACGATGACGTTGTTGACGATCTTGGCCCCGGCCCCGGCGCCGGACTCGATGAAACCGGCCAGGATGCCGTTTAGCCTCACGTCGCTCAGTCGGTTCTCGCCGATGATGGCGGCCCGGTCCGCGGTGCCGCTGGCGTTGATGTAAATGCCGTAGGCCATCGGGTCGTCGATCTCGTTTCCGATGACCGAGACCTCCTTCACCGTGTCGATGGAGACGGCGTGCTTGCCCTTGTAGAACTTGGAATTGAGAATCCGCACCCGGCCGTCGCACTTGTAGACGTAGACGCCCCGGTCGCCGTTTCCGCCGTGGGTGTCGGCGTCGAGGCAGGAGAGATGCAGGTTGTCGATGAGGAGATCCGGGGTGTTGTTGGCGGCGGCGTCCCCGTAGCAGTAGATCATGTACGTATAAGTGGAGGTGTTCTGGCTGGCGACCTTGAAGTTCATCATCCGCACGAACTTGGTGAGATTGTAGAGAATGAAGCCGTGCTGGCCCGCCGCGTTCTGGATCACCACGCCATCGCGGTTCTCGCCCACGATGTCGATATCCCGATCGGGGAGATAGACGGGCGCGGAGAGGGCGTAGGTGCCGTTTAAAATGTAGATGCCGTTGTGGCGGCTCTCCGCGAGGGCGCGGACGGCCGCCTGGATGGAGGTGAACTGGCCTGAGCCGGCGTAGGGTCCCACGATGAGATAGGGGAGGCCCCAGAGGTCGTAGGAGCGGAGCCCGAGGCTTTCCGAGCTCAGAGGGCCTGAAAGGGGCGGCTCCCAGCACTTGGTGGTGTCCTCGGTGTAGTAGCTCACGGCGCTCGGAGAGAGATCGCCCCAGTCGTCCAGGGCCGCGCTCGTCTCGGTGGCGCGGATCGCGACGGAGCCATCGCGGTTGACCGTCACCTGGTCGATCAAAACGGCGTAGCTGCCGTTATAGTCGGCGTGATTGATGGTGATCACGTCGTCGGGCTGAAGCGCCAGGCAGTCGGGCTTCGCCGTGAAGGAGATCTCGCCCATCCGCAGGAATTTCCGCTGGTAGTAGAGGGTTCCGAGCTTCTGGGTCTCCTGGGAGTCCTGGATGAAGGGAAGCTCCAGCACCTCCTGGCTGATCTTGGTTTTTGTGCTCCCCTTGGCCGGCACCAGGATCTTGAGGAAGCGGTCCTGGGCCTCGTCGTCCTCCTGGAAGGCCACGTAGCCGCAATCGGAAAGCTCCACGTAGGAGGCGGACTCGCGGCTGAAGGTGCCGGGGCCGCGCTCCTGGGATTTCACGATGTTGGCCTTGGTGAGGGTCTTCTGGCTGGTTTTGGAGAGCGTGTGGAGCTCGATCTTCTCCCCCACGATGAGGGTCGAGTGACACATGTTCAAGAGCATGGCGAGGACTTTTTCGCGCGGCTGCTTGTACCATAGGGCGCCGTTCCAGGCGAGACCCCAGGAGGTGTACGTGGTTTCGGCCGTTTCAAAGGTGGAGCCGACGCCCGTGTCGATATCGCCCGAATCCACGCCCATGTCCTCCAGCACGAATTCGATGATATCGGCCGGACTCGTCATGGAAGCGGTGTCGGAGCGGGTGAATTTCGTGGGCATGTCGAGGAAGTGCTCGCCCTGGCGCCACAGGCCGTTCGCCTCTGCGGTGCCGTCGTTGTCAATGTCGGCGATCACCGCCTGAAAGACCCGCCAGTTATCGGTCCCGTCGTTCTTGGTGGATTGGGTGAAGCTGAAGCTCCCGGAGGCCCACTCGCTCCTGATGCCCCAGGCCCGCGGGGAGCGCACCTTGCTGATGGTGTACGTGGGCGTGGTGGAGCCGAGGAGGTAGTAGCGGGATCCCTGGACCATGCTCACCGAGTCCCCGGCCGCCTCGTTCACGAGTCCCGCGTCGGAGTAGTCGAAGGCGCCGTTCACGACCTCGATCTCGGCGGCCGAGGCCTTGACCACCCAGAAGACGCCGTTATTCTCGCTTTCGGTGAATCCGGAGACCGTCACGAACCGGCCCGGCTCGATGGACCCGAATCCGCTCCCGGAGTCCGTGAACTTGCAATGGTTTCCGTCGGCGGCGGCCACGGCCGCGATGGTGGTGTCCGAAACCGTGATCGCGTTTCCGATGTAGACGCTCCTGAGCGGCACGTAGGCCGTGCCGAAGGGGAGCGGGATGCAGACGTTGTCGTCGAGATCCGTGTCCGTGCCGAAGAAGATGTCCTTGATCATGCGGGTGTTGGGGTAGTCGCCCCGGAGGTGCTCCTGGAGGAAGTCCTCGCAGACGAAATGGAGCTCCTGGTAGATCGAGGCGCAGTCCTTGATCCTGAACTTCCAGGAGCGGATGATCTCCTCGTCGGTGCCGTCGCTTATGACCTCTTTCAAGAGCACGGTGCCGCCCGTAAAATTGCTCGCCGTGTAGGCGTTGTCCACGTTCGCCGCGCGGAAACGGAGCTCGTTCGGGGCCTGGATGCCCAGCTCGGATTTCGACCGGTTCATGACGACGCCGGCGAAGCTCTCGGGCACGATGTTGAAATCATAGGCCTGGGCGTCAAAGGTATAGGCCTTGGTGGACCAGTAGTAGGTGGTCGGTCCGGCCGCGTCGGTCACCTCGAAAAGCCAGGTCACGAGCGGGTAATCGGAGCCGATGATGGCGAGCTGTGTGGCATCGAGGCTAAGCATCGTCGATCTTCCCCAGCACTTTGAACCGGATATTCAGGATGCCATAGACGTCATGGGCCTTGCGGGCGCGCTCCATGTCGCAGTCGAAGCGGACCACGTAGGTGTGCCCGTCGTCGGGATGCTCCCACTTGAAGCTTTTTTGCCGGCCGTTTCCCTTGGCGCTGTCGTAGTAGAAATCGATCAGGGTTCCCGCCTCGCTCTCGGTCACCACGTCCCAGGCAAGTTCCACGTGAAAGATGGAGTCGTTCGAGAGCGACACCCGCTGCTCGGAGCCGTCGTCCCCCTCATGGACCACCTGGTTCTTGGTGCCCCGCTCGGTAAGCACCCCCTGGGGGTGGATTTCGTAGCCCCCCGCCCCCAGGGTGATGTCCACGTCGGGGGTGACGGTGGAAAGGTAGTCGTACATTTCCTTGGCGGCCATGTCACCTCACTGCAAAACCCGCGATGTTTCCGCGATCAAATCCACGTTGCCGCTCCGGTACTGGTTCGCCACCACGGTGGCGATCACGCGGCCGTCCACGGTGATGGAGATCTCGCCCCCGTCGCGGATGGCGTCCGCGATATCGAGAAGCATGGGGCCAAGGGCCTTGGCCGTAGCCTCTCCGATCTGCTGAGCCTGGTTTGTGCCCGAGGGCGTCAGGTGGCTGAGCTCGCCGCCGGCCCCGAACATCTTCTCCCAGCGCCCGGCGTAATCGCCCGGGCCGTATTCCTTCCAGAAGGGCAGGTATTCGCCCTGGAGGTAGCTCAAAAGCGCCTGCATCTCGCTTTCTCCGCCCGTCCTGGCGGCCGAGACGAGCTCCCCGTAGCGCCGCTCGAAGGCGGCGAGGGACTGGACCGGGGCGAGCGCGGAGGTGGACATGGAGCCCATGAACTGGGCGAGCATGTCCGAGACGGTGTCCCGCACCCTGGCCGCTGCGGCCTCTGCCGCGTCGGCCCGCATCTTCTCGGCCCTGGCGAGCTCCTCCTCGGTCGCCCCCAGGTCCTTGAGCCTGTCGATCCAGGCGTCGAACCGATCGTTGAGGGACCAGAGCTCCTTTTCCAGGTCCGTCACGAGCCCCAGCTCCTCCTGCCAGTAGCGGGTCATCTCGGTCATCACGTCGCCCCGCTGGGCCGAGAAATATTGCTCCATTTGGGCCAGGGCCGTAGTGCCGTCGGCCGCGTTTTTCATTTGGAGATTCAGCTCCTGGAGTGCTGCAAGCTCCGCCTGGATCATCTCGACCGGCATAATAAAGCGTCCGGTGGCCGCTTCTTCCCAAGCTCTGCCATATGCTGTATTGATATAGGTTCCACGGACTCGTTCTGCAAAGTGTGCGTAGAAATCTTGAGCATATGTAAGATCCGCCTGCGTCTGTGCGATCCTGGCCGCAATCTCGGCTTGCACCGGGGCGAGGTCTGCGGCGAAGTCCCCCAGGTCCTCGAAAAACTCGATGACCTTGTTTCGCTCGCGCTCGTAGGTGGTCATCGGCGTCCATTGCTGGAAGGTGTCGGCGATCTCCGTATCCACGTCCCGTACGACCAGCATGAGCTCTTTCACGTAGTTAATCCAGGCCTGGAATTCCGGTTCGTGCCTGAGCTCCTGCACCCAGCCACCCGGGACGAGGTTCATGATTTGCTGCCAGGCGGAGCCGTAAGTGGCCCGAGCCTGCTCCACCTGCTCCATCCACGGGTAGTCCGTACCGGCGAGCCTGCGGTTGAGGGAAGCGGTGTTTTCCTTCAGCGAGGCGGTCAGTTCGGCAAGCGCTCTTAGCTGGGCCTTGATCATCTCATCGCGCTCGTCCGTGGCGCCCCAGAAATGAGGTAGGTTTTCCGCAATGTTACTGACGATAAATTTTGCCATGTAGGCCCAGGCCGTCATCATCGCTCCGCCGGCCATCGAGCCGAAACCGCCTTTCACCGCGCCCCAATCGAACCCGCCGCCGCCCATCCCGAAGCCTTCCATAACTTCCTTGAGACCGCTTTTGATTTCGTTTCCGAGGGTTTCTCCCAGGATGTCGTAGATCACGCCCTTGAGGTTGTCGAAGAAGTCCTTTGCCGCGTCCCAGGCCTCCGTAAATCCGTCACTGATCGCGGCCGAAATCGTCATCCCCATCCGGTCCCATGCCCTATCCCAGGCCTCCTGGAACTCCTTGATCCCGTCCTTCCCGGCTTCCATCCCCTGCTCGAACGGGTCCCAGGTCTCGGTGGGCAGCCTTTCAAATTCCGCCTCCCACGATTTTATGCGCTCCTCTTTTTCCTCCCTGAGCCTCTCCATCGCTTCGGCCTGGCGTTCGGCGGCCTGGATGTTCTTGTTGATCTGCTCCACCCATTCTTGCCAGAAGTAAAGCTCTGCCTCTAAGGCTCTATTTTGAGCCTCTGTTTCAGCAGTCAATTTCTTTTTCGCAGCAATTTCTTGTTCAATTTTTTGAGCGATAATTTTTGGGTCAATGCTTTCGAGAGTCTTCTGGGTCTCTTGGGCAATGGTCTTTTGCGTCTCTTGGGCAATGGTTTTCTGCACGTTTGCTATTGCCGACATAAGACGTTTCTCTTCTTCGTATAGCTTGGCAAGATGTTCATGCTGCCGGATTATCGCGGTGGTTTCACTCGGCATCTTGCCAGTGCGGATCTCAGCAATTTCTTGCCTAACATCGGTCAATCTGTCGAAAAGCTCATGAGATTTCTTGACAAGAGCTTGCTCCTCGGTAGGAGATTTGAAGAATGACGCCCAATAGCTCGCCGTCTGGATCAATAATCCCGTCATAGTCGTCACGAGCGGCATAAGCGCCTTTAGACCTTCACCTACATCTTTTGCCCACTGCTGGATCTCACGAGAACCGGCAAATTTATTTATTTGTTTCAGCAGATCATTGAACACCGGTAAAAGCTTTTCCCCGAACGCCGCCTTCAGCTCCTCCACGTTCCGCTGGAAGATCTTGAGCTGGTTGGCGTACTCCCCCTGGGTCCGCGTGAAATCGCCCACCGCGGCCTTGGAGCTTTCCACCATGAGGGTGTAGGCGGCCTGGGCCTTCTGGGCCACCGTGAGCTCGCCCTTGGTCTGGGCGAGGCCCATGTTGAGCGCCTTCTGTTCCACGATGGTGGCGTTGATGACCACGCCGTATTTTTTCATGGTCTCGTAGTTCCCCACCAGGGCGGACATGATGTCGTCCATCACCTGGGCCGTGGGGAGGTTGTTGAAGCTTCCCAGGTCCACGGAGAGCTTGACGATCTCGTGGCTGAGGATCCCGGCCTGGCCTGCCGCCATGCCCATCGGCACAAGCAGGTCCTGGACCGAGGAGAGATACTGGCGCGCGGCCCGGGTGGAAAGGCCGTAGTTGTCGAAGAGGTTTTGCGCCCACTTGTTCGCGGCTTCCATCTGGCCGGCGAAGACCACCCCGAACTTGTTGGTCACCTCCACCAGGTCGGAGGCCGCCTTGACGCTGTCGGCCATGAGGCCGAGCGTTTCCCGTGCGAGCTTGTAGAGGCCCAGAGCCGCAAACGCCGCCCCCAGGCTTTTTACCAGCCCGTGGGTGGTCGTGAGGCGCGCCTTCATGCCGTCGAGCGCCCGATTGGGATGTTCCAGGCCCCTTTCGCCCTTGCGGCCGGCGTCCTCCATCGCATCGGCGAAGCCCTTCACGCGGGCGATCCCGGTGCGGGTATCCACTTCGATCCGAATTTCGACCTTGTTATCGGGCATCTTTTTTCTCTATGCCTTGCGCTCTCCCGCTCTCCCGCCCTCGCGGGCCTTCCCCCTGAGTCCCCTGGCGATCGCTTCGAGCTTCCGGAGTATGGGAAGCGTCTCGCCGATCCCGAGCTCTCCCATCACGTGGACCGCGGCCTGGTAGTCCACGCTCAGGCCCGAAAGGTCCGAGCGGATGACGCCCGGGAAGCGGGCGAAAAACTCCCAGGCCTCGGCATTTTCCTCCATCAATTCCGTTTTTCCGCACTGTTCGCACGATGCAGGCACCTTTGCAGGCTCAAGCTGCCGCACTACTTCGCAGGTTCGGCAGCTAAACCGCGGTCGTAGGGCGTGCCACCGTGCGAACCTTTCGAGTTTTTTTCCTGGGCCTCCAGCCGCTCGGCCTCCTGCTGCTCCAGGTCGTTGGATTGGGCCACGACCCAGTTGGCGAAGCTCGAAATGGCATCCGTCACCAGCACCTTCGTCTCCGCGGTGCAGGGGAGGGGCTTGCCCTCGGAATCCACGATGCCCTCCCAGTCCTCGATCAGGTGATCATAGATCAGGCGATCGAGCTTTTCCTGGTCGATCCTCTCGTCGATCACGCGCCTTCCCGCCTCGTCGAAGCGGTAGTCCTTGAAGGAGGACTCCTTCTGGAAGGCCCGGAATTTGGACCGGCTCAGGGTCCGGATCTTCACCCGCACCCCGCGCACCCAGTCGCACCAGGCGCCATCGGTCGCTTTTTTCTCGTCGAATACGATCGGCATGCTTGCACTCCTTTTGCGTTAGGAACGTTAGGTTCGTTCGAACGTTAATAACGCTCTAAACGATCTTAACGCTCTAAACGTTACGTGATCTGGATCTGCCACTCGTCGTCGCCGCTCGACTGCGCGAGGAGCCCCACGATCTCCAGCACGGAGAGCCCTTCCCGTTCGCCTTCCCGCACTTCCTGGTACTGGACCGCCGGGGCCGTGACCGCGATGGTGTTTCCCGCGGCGGAGCCCAGGGTGGCGGTGAAGGCCATCTGGGCGCCCGATCGCCAGTTCCCCAGGAAATCCTCGGTGGCGACCAGCACGTTCTCCGGGTCGAAGGAGAGCGTGGGGCGCCTGCCGGTGATCACCGCGCTCTTGTGGCCGCTCGACGAATTGGCGTCGCGGCGGAGCGTGATAGCGTTCCCAAGATCGATCTCCACCCTGGCGAGCACCGCACTGTAGGAGTCGATGGTAAGCGAGATGTCCTGGCAGACGGGCGGCGTGACCGAATTGAGCGAGGTGCCGCTTAAAAAACTCGCGTCCGCCTCGTCGAAGTCGGCCCCCTGAAAGTCGAAGCTGAAGATCCCGGGCTTTCCCACTTCCAGCACCAGCCGCGCACTTCCACGCGCTCCCCAGATCCGGTGGCGCTTGCCGTCCATGTAGCGACCGAGCGTCACGCTGGGGATGGAATCCGATGCGGGCACGTAGGTGGCCGAAGTGCCTCCCACCAGGGTCTCTCCCACGCCGCAGGCCTGGAACACGTCCGTGAAATGGACGGCGTCGCCCGCGGAGGAGGTGCCCACCAGCTCCACGTCGAAGGTCATCCTCCCGGACCGCGCACCCGGAAGGCTCGCGTAGCGGGAAAGAGACGCCCTCACCGGGTAGCGCTCGTGCATGTCGATCCGTGGTTCGAATCGCGGATTGAAGGCGAGAAAAGCGTCCGCGGCCACCAGGGTCTCGGCGTCGCCCTCGGTCCCTTCCACCTCGGCGGCGAATTGCGCTCGTTGAATCAGCATGATTTATCCTCCTTTGCTTTGGTTGAATGGTTGATTGGTTAATTAGTTAAATGGTAAAAACGGTGTTCTTCCGCCCGCACCAATTGACCAATCGACTAATCAACCAATTGACCAATCACGAATAGGTTTTCCTCTCGATCACGATAAGCTCCAGCTCCGCGTAGTGGCAGAGCACGTTTCCGAACATCCGGTTTTCCACGACCCTCACCTGCACCGGCCCGGAGTTGAGCACCGTGCCGTTCAAGCTGTACTCGGAATCGAAGGCGTTCTGAATCGCCTCCACCATGTCCTGGAACGTGAGCTCGGTGGCCTCCTCGTCCCTCAGACCGTAAATCCCCCGGAGGCGAAAGAGATGGTGCCGGTGAAGCGTGGGCATGGTGTTCCGGTCCGAGGGGGTGCTGATCCGCGTGAACTGCCAGCCGTTCACCCGGCCGTCCGGATCCTTGAAAAGGTCCAGGAATTTCTTGAGATCCACGGCCAGGCGCTCGTATTCGTGGATCACGCCGATGCCGGCGACGCCGGAGAGGATGGTTCGAATCTGCTCTCTGATATCGGCCAGGCTCATCGGTTCAGCCTCCTTGCCACGCGCGCCCCGATGGACTGGAGCATATTACCGGCCCACCGCTCGTTCGCTTTCCACGCCCGCTCGAACATCTTCTTCCCTTTGAAGCCTTTCCGGGCGATTTTCATTGCCACGGCGAAGGCCACGCTCCTGGAGCGGTCCTCGGAAATCCCCAGGATCCGCTTCACCCAGAGCTCGATGGGGTCCACCGGCGGCATGGCCTTGCCTGGTCTCCGGCCCATCTCCACCACCTCGCCGTATTCGAGCGGCGTGCCCCACACTCCCGTGAGTCTGCCGCCCATCTCCACCACCTCGCCGTGGATCGATCCCCGTAGCCCCGCGGCCCCGCCCACGCCCGCCGGCGTGAGCTCCACGGTCTCCGATTCCATGCGGGTGACGATCAAATCCAGCACTCGCTCCGTCTCCTCGGAGGCCGCGCCCGGATAGCGTTTCGCCAGCCGCCTCACCTCCCCCAGATCATAGACCGCGTGGATCTTCATCGGTACCGCCTCGGGTGGGTGAGCTTATCGCTCGCCCAGCTCGCCTGCATGTCCTGATCCTTCGTCACGCTCGCCGCCCTGGTCTTCCCCTCGTCCACGCCCATATGGGTGTAGTAGATCCTGGCGTATGCCCGCGCCCTGCGGCTGTACTCGTCCGCCTTGCTCTTATGGTCCACGCTGTCCGCCTGGATCGTGGAGTCCCCGCTCTGGGCGTAATAGGTGGCGAGCATCTCGCAGAAGTAAGCCGCGGCCAGGGCCTGGACCGGCTCCGTGTCGAAATCCGAGACCGTGCAGGCCGAATCCGTGCAGGTGTGGAGCGCCGTGTAGGTGACCCGGAAGTCCTCGGTGGCATCAGGCGATGCCTCCTTGAACCGGAGCACCTTGCCCGAGGGCTTCTCGTAGATCATCCACTCGTCGTCCTGGAGGATGTCCGGCGTCTGGTCGTCGTCGTCCACCGGATACTCCACCGTGCGGATCACGGAGAAGTCCTCGGACCAGGAGGCGAAATCGGAGATGGCGTAGTCGAATTCGCCGTCCCCGTCGAAGTCCTCCACCACCACGCGCGGCCGGTGCCGCGAGTGGGTCTTCACGGCCATCGCGATGGCGAGGATCTTGTCCGCTTCGTCGAGCGGAATCTCCCCCTGCACCAGTTGGTCGATTGCCGCGATGTAGTCGTCTCGTACGGTCATAAAATCCTCATTGTAACGTCAGCGTGTGGCTTCCTCCGCCGATCGCGATGGTTTGACTGCCCGAGCCGATGGCGAAGGATTGGCCGGTAGCGGGGCTATACCGGTACGCACCGATGTCCCACGCTCCGGACTCGGGCCTGGCGTTCCCCGCGTAATCGTTCACGTCGGTCAGCCACAATCCGGCGGTATAGAGATTGAGGCCCGCCCCCCGCAGGATGCTGGTCGAGGTTAGGTTGAAGTTACATATGGACGTGGCGATGGAACATCCCTGGGACTCGGAGACGAACCCCGGGTCGCCGCCGTTGATGCCGTGGGCCTCATACCAGAAATACTGGTTGTAGCCTGCATCGTCGATCCCGTCCTCCTCTCCGTCCACGCTGAAGGCGGAGTAGGGGACGCTATCGAGGATCTTGCCCACGTAGTTGTAGTCCGCCACGCAGTTTTGAAGCAGGTGCTTGTTCGCATAGATTTTGAAACCGTCTCCGTTCTGCACCTGCCCGCTGAACGCCTCAGATACGGTGAGCGTGCCCGTTGAAGCCGTATAGCCCGATATGGTGCGGCTTTCCGAACTGCACGCTCCTCCGCAGGACCCCTCGTCCATCGTGAGGGTGAGACCATTATAAAAATTATCTGATTCCACATCGACCAAATCGCTGCAAATCAACGTGGTCCCGTCCCCGGCCCCGCCTGTTGCATCCAGGTCGATCTGCGCAAAACCTGCCTGGTATTGTCCCCAGTTGTCGGCCAGGCTGCCCGTTATGGGATTGCCGTTTAAAAACACGTTGTTGTAGAGTTTCGTGCCGTCCGCGGCCTCCTTGGCCGGAGCATTCGTGCATGACTCGGCGGCCGGCGTCACATCGTAGCCCGGCGAGATAAAATTCGTGCCGGTTTGCCCGTACTCCATCGTGTTGTAGAAGGTGTTGTTGTAGAACTTGAAGTTCGGCATCTGGAGCGACCCGGCTCCGCCGGGCTCCAGGACGATGTTGTTTCGGAAGGTCCAGCCGCCCGCGTAGGGCGAGCTTTCCGCGCTCACCTGGAAGAAGGCGCCCTGCTCGGAACTGTCCGGGCCACGCAGATCCACCAGGTTATTCTCGATGATATGGTTCTCGTTGGCGATGCAGGTATAAGTGCCCACCGATCCGACCTTGCCGAATCCTTCGAAGCAGTCCACGTGACCGGCCCCGGACTTGTAGACGTTATTGTAGAAGGTGCAGTTCCGGACGATGTTGCTCCACCCCTGGAAGCGAACGAATGCTTCGCAGTAAAGGTCGTGGACGTAGCAGTCGTCAATGATATTGTTGGTGCCGTTCAGCATGATCGCTGGATAGTGATAAACGCCCGAGATGTCACAGCCCGTCACCGTGTTGTCGGAGGGATAGTCGCCGCCGTAAGGATGGGAGCTTACAGCATCGAAGGCCACACCCCAGGCGTAAATGGTGTTGTCGGCCTCCACCACGCAGTCCTCCACCGTGCTGTGAGATGCCGTGTTGCCGAACCGCACGAAGTAATGCCCCGCGTCGTAGGTGGAGATCTTGGTGAACTTGATGTTCTTGACCGTGATGTAGTCGTGGTTGATCGTGATGCCTTTCACGCTCACGCTGCTTGAATTCTCCCCGTCGATGGTGATCGGCGAGTAGCTATTCCCGTTCGCCGCCGTAGTCACGGCTTCGTCGTAGCTGCCGGGCGCGATGAGGATGTAGTCCCCGGCCTCGGCCGCGTTGACCGCCGCCTGAATGGTCGCATACTCCGCCGGGACGTTTAGGATGTTGCCGCCCGTTGGCATGTAGTTGTCGTAGATATAGAGGTTATCCAGGCTGCCATTCAGGTAATCAGCGTTAGGCATCACGTAGGTGAGCGAGTAGGGGTCCTCATAGCCCGGATACTCGTTTTCCTCGTAGTAATCCAGCGTGGCGTAATACTGGTTGACGCAGTTCGCCGTCTCCGTGTCCCGCGGGTTGCCGTGGGTCATACAGCCGATGCCCAGGTAGTTGTCCATCTTGAGGTAAGGGATGCTCGATTTATCCACGCTCTCGACCAGGATGCCATCATAATAAGCCTTGGCGGTGGTGGCGTTCCAGGTGAAGTAGTAGTGGTGCCACTCGCTATATACTGTGCTCTCCGCGAAACTCAGGAGTTCCGTCTCTATGTAGGTGCTTGGAGCCAGGTACGAGACCTTGGTGTTCTGGCCCCACTTCCCCATCGTCCAGGTGTAGGCCACCCCGTAGTGGTGGTTATCCACGATCTGCTGGTGGCTGTAATCCACTTCCGGCGCGTCGAAGATCCAGTTATCCGGCGCGTCGTAGTTGACCCATACCGATATGGCCCCCTCGGTCCAGTCCTCGCCCGATAGAGGAACGTAGAAATAGTCGGAATAGTACATGCAGAGCGATCCCTCGAAGTGGGCCGCCTGGCTGGCGTCGGGACCCACCACGATCTTCGGGCACTGATCCGGGTCCAGGTGGCAGTCGCCGTCCACGTTGTTGCCCGAATCGTCCTCCAGGGTCCCGGAGGTGAAGTCGTCCTCGAAGTTGTACCAGACCCTCAGAGCGCCGAAGGAAGGCGCGGCCAGGATCATGAAACTCACGAGAACGATGATGGAAAAGACCCTTTTCATTTGCTCGTCACCGGGATGAATTGAAGGGCGTCGATAAACACGCCGCCGATGTCGTTGGCCCCGTATTCCAGGAGCACCAGATACCGATAGTCCGCAGAGTAGGTGAACAGAAAGCTCCTGTGGATGTAGGTGGTATTGGCGACGGCGGACATCTCCACGTACATTGTCGGAGTCGTTACGTCGGCGGTGTCGTTAAAGAAGAGATAGGTGTTGTCCCCGTAGCCGTCCCCGTGCCGGATGTAATAATCGATCTGGTATTCCTGGGCGTTCTGGAGTCCCACGCTGCTCAAGTCGAGGTACGCATGCCCGTTGCTGTTGCCGTTCGCGTGAAAAAAAATGTGATACGTGCCGTCCGCAGGATCGGGGCAATCCGAATCCTGGCCGGCCCCGCAGACGCTGTCTCCCGTGTCCACGCTGGCGACGGTCACGCCGGAGCTTCCGGTCCACCCGCCTGTAGAATCTCCCTCTGAGCTGGGATCGTCCGCTGCGTCGTCGTTATAGAGCGCCGTCCCGTAGCAGAGCGTGGCCTCGCAGACGCTGAAGTTGTCTATATAGACGTAGCCGGCGTCGTTTCGCTCCTGGCACACCACGTAATCGAGATCGGCGTTCCCGTAGCCATCGGACACACGGGCATAGAACGTGTACGTTGTAAAGGTGTTCGGCGTGAGATTGTCGTAGGAAACCAGTCCGTAGGCGCTAGTCCACACGGAGCTGAGATTTAAACTGCACCCTATCGCGTTCGATCCGTCCGAGAGAACGTCTATCTTCACCCGCACGAGATCGCCGTGGTCCACCCCGGATATCGCCCCGAACTGTCTGTAAACCCTGGCGTTATTCTCGTCGAAGTCTTCGAAGATGGCGTAAGTCCCTATGGACGGAGCACTGCACAAGGAGGCGCAATCCTCGCCGCATGCCTCTTCATCTTCGTAGATCGCGCTGAGGCAGAGCGGGACGCCGCTCGTCCAGCCGGTAAGGGTCTCGGCATCGGTGGCGTCCGGGTCCGTGGCGTGGCCTTCGTTGTTGAGCTCGTTGTAGCTCGGGGTGCATCCGCCCGTGGCTTTCACCGTCTGGCCGTCGCACTTGTCGATGTTCGAGCTGAACCCATCCACGTTGGAAGAGGTGGTGATGGCCGCCCCATCCCTGGTGTCCACGTCGGCGTAAGCCAGGCCGGCGAAGCAAAGAATCCCGACGATCACGAATATTTTTTTCATTCCTCGAATGTCCCTTCGTTGCCCTGCGACAGGACGTCCTGCTTGAACTTGTTCCAGATCAGGGTCCTTAGCCCTTTGCCGATCGCAGTTCCTACGTCCTGGGAGCGCACCTGGAATAAAAAAATGTCCGAAAAGCAGGTGTCCTGCATATCGTCACAGGTGCCCGTCCCTTCGCCCGTGCAGCATGGATAGGGATCGCCGGCCCCGACGCACTCGTCGTTCGAGCCCGGAACCTCGATGTCTCGACAGGTCCACTGCTTCCACGGCGTCCGACCCACGTAGGCCGCGCTGCTCCCGTCCGCGTTCGTCCAACGATAGTGGACGATCAGGAGCTTCTTGTTGGCGTCTATCCGGCTGACATACCATTCGAGATGCTGAGCCGTAGGATCGGAAATGATGGTCTCGCCGCTTTGCAGCGTGACCATGTCCGCCGTGGCGATACCGCAAAAACCCAGCCACAGGAGCGCAAAGAAAAGAATCGCTTTTTTCATTATTCCACCTCCAGATAATGTCCCGCGAAATTGAAGTAAACCTCGTCATCCGTTATGGCCCAGCCGACAAGCTGCACGCAGTCCCCCGAATCGGACGGCGCGGTCTGGGTCAGCGTGGAGCCCGTCCCTCCCTCGCCGAGATAAATGGGGCCGCCGATGGTCGTCCAGTTCCAGCCGTCGTTTCGAACGATCCCTTGCACCAGAACCGTGATGGGGTTGCCGTTTGTGCTCGCGGCTACCGCGATGCCGCGGGCCGGAAACTTTCCTCCCCCCGTGGCGGCGTCCGCCACCATGAACTCGGTGTCGCTCGCGCTGAAATAGACGCAGTCCCACTGGGCGATGGCCTCCCCGCCGTTCTTGCCCACAATGGCGGTCCCGTTCCAGTCGTCGTCGGCCATGTTGTCGGCGGTGGCGTTGAGGTAGATTTTCGCCGTTGAAGTGGAGCCGGCAATGGCGACGCTGGGCGCCGCGCTCGTCCCGGCGTTGGTGATCTTCACCATATCCACCTGGGCCGGAGTGCCTCCCACGTCGTCCGTCGCCTGCAAGGCGAAATAATCGTCCGCAGTATCCACTTCGTTCCGGATGGTTTTGGTATCGGTCACGGTGGTATCCACGGCCAGGAGGTTGACGTGACCGCTCGCGTCCACGTCCGCCGCTGCGACCCGCTGGTAGGAGGAGCCGTCGGACACGTCGTCGAGGCTCACTGTTACGCTAAATGTGATGGAACTCCCAGAAGCGGTGATATCCATGCCGAGGCCCGTTAGAGTCAATTCCGCGCCGCTCGACGCGGCGGTCACGGAAGTGTCGTCCGTATCGGCCCATATCTTGGTGAATGCGCTTCCTGCATCGGCTTTCGCCGTCAGGCGAGAGGTGACATGATCGTAGATCTGGTCTGCCGTGGAGAAATGAGTCGTGTCCCCGTCGCTCGGCGCGGCTGTATCAGCCATCGCCGGCGTGATCACCGTGCTCGTGAGCTGCCCCGCCTCGCCCCATGCCGCCGGGCTGTATGTCATCGCCGTTGATGATATTGTAACGTTCTCAAGGGTTCCTTCAGCGAGAGCCTCCACATTCGGGTGCACTTGAATCGTCACTACGGCCCCCGATGCTGTCGGCGTGATCGCCACCGACGATCCGGCGGTCATGGTGATGGTGGAGGATGAGCTGTTCGCCGTGCCGCTGTCGGTGACAACCGTGTAGTCGCCGGCTCCGCCGCCCGCCGGAGAGGTCCACCCGCCCTGGCCGTTGAGGTAATGATCGGCGTCGTTGTCGAGCTTGGGGCAAAGGCCGTGCGCGGAGGTTGAGACATTCGCCGTGCTGTTGTCGCTGAGATTGAGCTCCGTCTCCTCGACGGTGTTGCCGATGTCGCTGTAATCGGTCCCGGCCGTGGCCGTCACCGCCCCGCCCGATCCGTCCGCCTTGAGCATGACGCCGGAGGTGGTGTCAATCTTCGCCGCAACGCCCAGGTTCGTCCTGGCGCCCGCAGCATCGCTCGCCCCGGTGCCTCCGTCCGCGACCGCAATGTCGGTGCCCCCAGGCGCAGAATAGTCCGTGCCCTCGGTGGCCGTCACCGCCCCACCCGATCCATCCGCCTTGAGCATGACGCCGGAGGTGGTGTCGATCGGTGGCGCATAGTCCGTACCCTCGGTGGCCGTCACCGCCCCACCCGATCCGTCCGCTTTGAGCATGACGCCGGAGGTGGTGTCGATCTTCGCCGCAACGCCCAGGTTCGTCCTGGCGGCCGCGGCCGTGGTGGCGTTCGTGCCGCCCTTGTTCACGTCCATCGCGTTGTTGGAATCACCGTCGCAGTCGATGTCAGCCCCGTGGGCGAGGCCGGCCGCGGCGAGAACCAGGCAAAGGATGAAAATCCGGATCCATTTGCTCATGGGATGCCTCCTTAAAACTTGAGCTTATCGGCGCCGAACGTGAGGTTGTCCGAACCGAAAAGCAGGTATGTCGTCTCCATATGTGTGCCCGGCGTGGCGTACGGTCTGGCCGAGGTTCGCCCGGGCCAGCGGGCGTGAACCGTGACCGCGGCCAGGATGAGTACGGAAAATGCAATGAGCAGCACGATTCTTTTCATGGCCCGCCTCAGTAACTTTTGCTCTGCACGTCCATGAGCAGGTAGCCCGATCCGAGCGTCTGAAGCGTGATGCCGGTGACCGGGATGTCCAGATAGTATACGTGCGGGATCCCCGCTTCGCCGTCGGTGTCTTTAAAGATCAGGGCTCCGGCCGCATCGTTGAGGACGAAGCTGTGACCTCCCGTGGTGCAATCCATCCACACGATCATGCGCACCCGCACCTCCGAGGTGGTGATCGCGCCGGTGGTGTCGAGCACCCACACGTGGCCCGTGATGTCGTTGGCCGCCGGGGCCGGGGCCGCGGAAAGCCCCGTGAGCAAAGCCGCGAAAGCCAGTATAAGCGCAAGTTTTTTCATTTCTCGCCTCCGTTCAATTTTTGAACACTCCGGTTGCCGAAAAGGTATAGCTCGTGCCGGCCACGTCGTAGTGGAGCCGCACGTATTTTCCGAAGTTGGTGACCGCCTGCCGATACTGCCCGGTCTCGGTGACGGCGGTCATGGTGGTGTGGGTGTACCAGGTGCTGTCCGCGTCGGAGGTCATCACCGTCACGGTGAGCGTGGAGGAGCCCGACTCCGCGGTCACATCCACCAGGACCTGGCCTTCGATGTACTTGGAGACCTCATAAGTGCTGCTGGTGCCGCTCCCCGCGGTCCTCGCCGCGCTTGAGAGCATGGAGACCACCCGGGTCTTCCGGTCCTCGGCGAAGCCGGGAATCACGGTCGCAAAAAAGAGCGCCAGGCTCGCCAGAACGGCCCAGGATCGCAAATTCCGCCCAGGCCCTATTATATAGATCGTATGCGTTGCATGGAAAACTCCTTCCCGTCACGGTGAACGGCCTAAAGCGCTCTCCCGAATCCCCAGCCACGCGAGCCCCATGAGCGCCAGGGGCGCCACGTGGAACGTGAACCACCCGGCCGAGGAGACCGCCGCGGCCGAAAGGCCGGCGATCGCCGCCGCCTCGGCCCGGCCGATCGTCTTTCGCCTCCGCCAGGCCGTCATTGCCAGGTGCGCCACGAAGGCGAAGATGAACCCCATCGCCGGCAGGCCCAGTTCGAAGCCCGCCTGCAAATACTCGTTGTGGGCGGATTTCCACCACACGTCCGTGGAGAGCACGGGCTTGTTCCCCACCCGGGCGATCTCCACGGTTTTGGTGAGCTCCGCGTCTCCGGCGATGAAATAGGGAAAGATCTGCTGGAACGAGCCCAGGCCCCGCCCCCAGGGCGCCGAGTCATAGGTCTGGACCACGTGGCGCCAGATGCGGAAGCGCGGATCACCGAGAGTGCGGTCCACCGGGTCCACCATGTGGATGAGAAAAATCATGCTCCCCATGACCGCCAGGCCGGCCGCCACAGTTTTCCATCCGGGCCGGAGGCGCAGGGTGAAGTAGACCGCGATCCCCACGCCGGCCGCGATCGCCGCGGTGGTGGAAGCGGTGGCGATGATCAGCAAAACGAGCGCCGGGATCGCCGCGCCCCACCAGCCCTGGAAGGCCGGGAGGGAAAGCGCCAGGTAGACGCCCGCCGAGCCCGGGTTGAAGAACCCGGCGGGACGGCCGAATTTGTTATAAAGGGGGACCAGGCCGATCACCTGGAGCGCCATCAGCGCCGCCAGGCTCAAGGCCCCGATCCGGATCGCCGCCATGAGCCGGTCCGGCTCGACCTCCCGGAAAAGATCCACCGCCAGGAGCCCGAGGACGATCATGGCGAACGAGGCGTAAGAGATCGCCGCCGGGTGCCATACGATTTGGATGAGCGCCAGGAGCGCGAAAATCCTCCGCCACCAGGAGCGCATCAAAAGCGCCGCTCCCAGGCCCGCGGACCAGACGAGCAGGAGCTCCCAGCCCTCGCGGCAGTTCCAGCCGGGCACGGCCAGGACCGGGGAGAGGGCCAGGAGAAAGAGCGGAATGGCGGCGATTCGCTTCATCGTTCCTCGATCAGTTGGCGGAGATCCCCGTGGGCATCGCGTGGATGAAATACATGGTCGATTCGCTCACGTTGTCGATCTCGCCCGTGAGCCCCTGCATGACCACGCCGAGCACCTGCACGTAAGCGTCCGCCCCCGTACCTTTCGTGGTGGTGAGCGCCCCCGCCGTGGTGCTTAAATAGAGCGGCGAGCCCGCGCTCGCGTCCGTCTGCCCGGCCAGGATTCCGGAGATCACGATCTCCACCGTGCTCCCCTCGGTGCCGCCCTTGTCGATGACGCCCACCGCGGGCCGCCGGCTCGGATCGTCCGCGTCCGCCTTGTAGACACGGCCGTCCACGCTGGCGAAACAGACCACGTCCCCGGTCACGAGCGTCTGCCCCGCACCGGCCGTGGCCGAGAAGCGCATGAACTTCGTCTTCCACCGCTCCGCGGCCTGGGACTGCGGCGCCAGGAAGAACGCCATCAACAGCACGATCGCCAGCGCGATTCCTGCTTTCTTCATTGCCTTCATGGTTTTCCCTCCTTCATTTTGAATTGAGCGCGCGGCGAGGGAACGTCCGTGAAGGCGCGAAACGAAAGGGTGGAGGCCGGAAAGATTTCCTGATCTCTGCTCTTCGTCTCGTGCCCTCACGGCCCTCTCCTCTCAGCCCGTGCGTTATCTGTTACACTTCGGCCTTGTAGCCGCTGCGGTAGTCGATGACCGCCCCGGCATACTCGTGCCGTCCTTTGTGCCGGATCTTGTCCGCCACGAACACCTGCTCCGACTGGGGCATGTCCGCCACGAAAAATTCCGGCTCCTCGTTGCCGTTGAGATACCCCATCTCGATCATGTCGATGACGCTCGGAGGCATCAGGAGCCCCCAGTCCGCCGTGTCGGTGAGCAGCGTCACCTGCACCGGGTTGACGCGCTTGTAGAGCGGATTGGGTAGCTTGGTGGTGAGATCGTTCGAGGAGTAATAGAACTCCTCGTTCGCCACGCGGCCGGCCAGATCGAAGATGTCCGGCGGGTGGACCAGGTTCGGCTTCACGTCCACGCCGTCCAGCAGCCCGATCCGCTTGGAGTTGTCCTTCTCCGTGGTCTTCGCCAGGAAGAGCCACGCGGTCTTGGCCGTGGAGTGGCTGAGGGCCGAGGAGCCCAGGTTTCCGTGCCCGCTGGTGAACCAGGCGGTCGCGTCCGAGCAGTTGGAGTTATTGACGAAGAAGTTCCACACGTACTGGCCGTGGGTGCGGGCGAAAGCCCGGCCGAAGGCGTCCACGAGCCTGGTGATGAGCAGGATGTCGTCGTTGATGATGGTTTTCCGCGTGATGGTGAGCAGATTTCCTTTCTGCCCCAGCGTGTAGGTGGACTCCTCGTCCGTCACTCCTGCGATCTCCTGGTAGTCGGCCGCCTCGGGATCCACGTCCGCGATGTCCGGGAACCCGCCCACCAGCACCGCTTCCTGCTGCCGGAAGTCCCTCACCGGCTTACGGATGGAGATGAGGACGTCCGTGTGGAAGTTCATCTGCCGGTAGGCCCGCACAAGTCTCCTTCCCAGGGTGTTCCCGAGCACGTAGGTGAAGGTGGCCGAGGTGATGTCCGCCCTTGCCCTGAGCTCCGCCGGGAGACGGCTGCGATAAAACCGGCCGGAAACCTCCGGGTCGCCGGTGAGATAGGTGTACATCTCCCGGATGGATTGAAAGGCCGGCACCTCGTCGAAAGCTTCGAGGTCCTGCATGGAGCGGGCTTCGAGGTCTTCGAAGAAAGGCCGGTGATCGAGGCGGGTGTGCTTCTTGGCCCACTTCATGTCCTCCAGGGTGAGCCCGAGCATGCGGTCCGCCGCCATCTGGATGCGCTCGAAGCTTCCCAGGCCCAGGCCGATGCCTCCGGCCGGAACGGGATCATCCTTCCGACTCGCCTTTTCCACCGCGGCCAGGAAGTCCTTCATGTCGTTGACAGCCCGGGTGAGCTCGTCCGCCTCGAAAATTCTGTCCTTGAAATCCGAGCGCAGCCTTTTCACCGCGTGCTCGGGAAGTCCCGAGCCCGCGAGGGTCCGCTCCAGATCCATCTCGCAGCGGAACTTCCTGAATTCGTTCTCGTCCACGAACTTCCCGCCGTCTCCGGGCGGGTCGTCCTTTGCGGGGGGCGGATCCGCCTTTTTGGGCGGCTCCATCGCCATCCGCGCCAGGCCCGTGATCTCCTCGTCGGTGAGCGCGTTCGCGTCTTTCCCTTCGAGGAGGTCCGGGCGCTTTTCCTGCAACAGCTTCAAAAGCTCCTCTCGATTCATGATTCTCCTCCCCTGATGGTTTTGGGCCTGACGGGACGCCACGGCCCGGATAAACTTGCCGCCCGCAGCGGGGCGGGTCACGATATCTACAGAGTCAACGCCCAGAAACTTCGTCACCCGGCGCACGACTCGTCCTTCCATCTCCTCCATCCTGGCTTTTACCGGCGCGTCGTAGCTGAGCCCGTAGACGCGCTCTCCCCCCTGCATGGCCCTGACCAGGTTCTTTCCGATCCACGCGGCCGAATCCAGGAAGTGGAGCACCCCGCGCAGCCCTTCGCCCGCCACGTAGCGCACCTTGTCGATCCAGCCCGCCTTATTCTTGACGAGAAGCGACTTCACGTCGAATAAGGGATCGGGCACGTGGGTGGCGTCCGGGAGCTCGTATAGGTTTACGTCCGTTCCTTCGAAAAAAGAGGCCGCTTCCCGCAGCACCTCCTCATCCAGGAACCAGGGCTCCATATGCTTCGACAAACCCGGCTCGCAGATGACGACGTCCCACACGGCCCCCTCCGGGTCGCGGGCCTGGATCAGGCGCGAGGAAAGCTCCACGCGCTCGTCGCTTCCCCCGTTCTTCGCCCGCTCGATCCAGCTCTGCTCCATCTCGGTCTCCTCGCCGCCGAACTGCACCTCGCCGCCCACGAGTCCATAGGAGACTTTGTAGTATTTGCCGTCGCGGTTGAAGATGAGATAAGACGGGAAGACCTCGTACACGTAGCAATGCTCGGACCATTTGTTTTGCACGGCGCTCCAGAGCATATCCCAGAGCTTATCCAGGCTCATGTCCCCCCTGGCTCTCCACTCGCCGTCCTTCCCCTTCTCGTACTTCTCCTTGACGTTACTCCACGCTGCAGTCCTCGCCTTCTTCTCGTCCTTTGTCTCGGCGAGCACGGCGTTGAAGGTCTCCACGGCGATCTTCACCGCCCCCTCGGGCAGGTTCTTGGCCCAGTCGGGCGGTTTGTCGATGGTGTATGGCATGGTTCAATCTCCCTCCGGGCTGGTTTCAAACCCGCCCCTATCCACCCCTATGCTTTCTTCCCGCCCGTCAGCGGCTTCCTGGGCTTCATACGGCTGATCCCGTCCACCTGGACCGCGTCCAGGGCCAGCACCTTGTCGCCCGCCCGATAGCGCACCTTTGCGCCTCCGTGGGTCACGAGCACGGCCACGGGCTCATCCCCGTCATATTCCACCCGGCCCTTGAGAAGATATTTCTCCGCGATCCCGTATGCCTCGCATCCTTCGGCGATGAGCTTCTTTTCCTCCTTGGTGGGCTCGGGCTCCTCGGGCGAGACAAAAGGCGCCAGCACCTCGGCGAGCTGGGCGTCCTTCTTCCTGAGCTCCGCCTCCAGCTCCGCGATCCTGGCCTCCCGATCTCCGCCTTTCTCCTGTTCTTTGCCGTTCTTTGCCATTTTTGCCTCCTGTTGTTCGGTTTGCCGGTTTAGCCGGTTTGCCGGTGAAAGACTATGCCGGTTCGAATCGAATTCCCCGGTCCCCCGGGTAGGGCTCCCTGTGATCGTGTCTTTCCTCGGTGATCTCCTCGGGAATCCCGTCCGGGAAAGCCTCACACGCAGGCATAGAGTTCTCCTCGACGCCTTCCTCCGTATCCCGATAAACGATGTCTCCGTGGAAATGCTTGCAGCCAATGCACTGTGCGCTTATATTCGGTGCTCCCATGCTTATTCTCCCAGCATCTTGAAAATTACACGCTCAAGCTCCGACGGCAGCATTCCCCGCCTGTAGCCCGGCGCGGTCATCAAGGCGAAGGTTTCCGCGATCTCGTCGGGAATTTTCGCCGCGTACCAGCTCACGTTTTCCCGGAACCAGTCCCGCCTGGCGTTTCCGGGTGTGAGGAGTTTCGCCGCCGTCCGCTGCCAGTCCCTCACGATTTCATCGGTGGATAGAGCGTGGCCCAGCTCATGACGAAAATTCTCCTTAGTCCTCGTCCGGGTGTATTCAACCGCGTATTTCTGTCCATCATGCCGAATTTCCCAACCCTGCCATTTAGCCAGTTGCTCGGCGGAAAGCTCGTCGGCTGTGCTCAAGCGAATTTTTCTTCCCTGCAGCCTCGTATAGCCCATATCGCAACGACCCTCATCGGTCTTTGTGACATAGAGCGTATCCACCGGTTTTTTCGCCATGTTCGGGTACTGCCGTCTCAGCCGATCCCATTCCCGGTTCACCTTGTTGAGCTTCGCCAGGCGCTCCGCGTCGCTCCCGAGCGGCTCGCCCCACTTTCCTCCTCCCTGGTAGTCCACCAGCCCCACGCCCATCTCCCTGGCCGCCCACCGTTCCGCCTCGACCAGGGTTCCAGCCGACGTGAACGCCGCCGGCTTCATGGGCGCGGGCTCGATCCCAGGCTCCGTGTACTCGGCCCGCTCCGTGTAGGGCGTGGGCTCCCAGGTCCTGGGCAATTTCTCCCAGTCCGGGAGAGTCAATACGTGCACTCACCCGCAGTTGACCGACTCCTCGGCCGGCAATCCCGGCGCGTGGGGATAGGGGATGCCGCCCGGAAAGTCCTCGTCGAAAGGCACCACGACCCCGTCCAGGGCCGCATGGTTCGCTCGCGGATGGGCCTTGCCGCTGGAGATCCACTTCTTCTCCCACTCCTCCCCGGGGCTCCCCTTGACCGTCTGCTCCTGCCGCGCTTCCCGGGCCGCGCTCTGCACCCTGGCCGATTCCGTCCGGGTGATGGTCTCGGCCCGGCTGAAGATGGTCCGGAAGACCCCCGGATCGGAGAGGTTCCGGCCGATCGCCTTCATCACCTCGAACTGGGGCTTCTGGCCCATCACGCCCAGGGTGATCTCGTTCGTGACGCGCTTCATCGCGTCCGCGGAAAGTCCCTTGACGAGGTCCGCGGAGTAGCCCTGGAGAATCGAGAGAAGCGTCCGGGGCAGCTCGGGAAGGGCGTATCCCAGACCCACGAAGTGAAGCGGCCCGTCCACCTGGTCGATCCCCGCGTTCCATACGTTCGAAGCGTGCGCCTCCTGGTTCGTTCCGAAGCGCTGCCGGAAGCCGTCCATCGCCCGCTCCACCGCCTCCTTCATCTGCGGAATGTAATACTGGTCCCACTCGGTCTCCGCGATCCGCGCCGCGATCTCCCGGCGCGACTGCTCCAGAATTTCGCCCGCCCTTTTGACCGCCGCATCGTCGAGCTTTCCCGCCCGGTCGATCAAGTCCCGGATCTTCCTCCCGTATGCCTGCTCCCGCCGTGTGGTCATGGTTCAAAGGTTTCGATGTATTCGAGTTTGTCCTTGTTGATATGCACCGTCCCGCCGGAGTCCTTTTTCAGATGCATCCAGACGCTGTCGCCCTTCCACTCACCCTTGACCTTCTTGTAATGACCGCTCTCAAAGGCCACGAGGATCTCTCTCTTCTCACCTTCCGCCATGTCAATCTCCTTTTTGATCGGCGGACTGCGGCATGTCCCCGCGCACCCGCTCCTGACCGATCTCCGAATTTACCATCCTCCCCAAGCATCGGCTCGTGAACCGGAGCTGGCCCGCGTGGACGTGGCACACCTCCCAGCCGAACCCGCCCAGGACGAACCGGGTTCCCACCGGCGGAAGGAGCTTCTCCTTTTGCCGGTTGGGCAGGGTCCTCATGTCCACCTGCTCACTCATTCCGATCTCCTGTGGAAGCGACGTCCTGCCGCGATCCCTCCCGGCGCAGTCGCTCCATCACCTCCCGCACCAGTGCCTCTTTCCCCTCGTAGTCCTCGGTCCCCTCCTCGCCCCGCTCTGTTCCCGGCGCCGCGTCCGGGTCGATCTCGATCCCCATCTGGCCCACGATGGCCGCGAAGATGCGGACCGCGTCCTCTTTCGCCACCCAGCCCCGCTCCTCGGCGATCGACAGCGCAGTGGCGAGCTGTGGAATGCCGTTCACCATCTTGGTCAGGTCCTTCTTCGAGATCTCCGGCATCTCCACCGTGAAACCTTCCTCCGCGGCCTGCTCGGAGAGCCTCCCCGCGATCACCGCCTGGTCCACCACGAACTGGCAGACCGTGGTGAGCACGTGCTTGAGATAGAGCTGGCGCTGATCCAAATCCTTGATGGGCACCTGGCCGAACTGCTCCGCCTCGGTCTGGTAGGCCTTGCCGCCCCCGCCGAACCAGCTATCCGGCCGGCCGTGGCTTCCCAGGATGAAGCTCTTCCCCATGTCGAAGCCTTTGGCGAAATCCCACGCCTGGAGGTTCGGCGCCACCGCCTTCCATTCGGCGTTCTCGTTGTGGGCGCGGAGGCTCCCGGGCTCGGGCGGAGGGTTTTCCTGGAGCCACTTCCGGATCTGGCCCTCATCCATCCCCTTCAGAAGCACGTCCCAGACGAAGTTCAACATGAACTCGGCCCGGTCCAGGAAATTGTACCCGTAGCGCTCCAGGCCGTCGATCCAGTCGAAGAGCGTCAAAAAGTCGCTCCTGCCCCTGGGGCTGTTGGGCGGATGGTTGATGGCGAAAAAGAAGCACTCCCCCACGAGCTTGTCGTAGGTGCGGGAGCGCGGATCCCGGTCCTTGCGGATCACCGCCATCTTCTTTCCGGGCCTTCCGGCCATGCCGCGAAGCTCCACCTGCTGCACCTGGCGCACGTTGGTGACGCTCACGTTCACCTGCTTGATCTGGCTCGGGTCCACGTAGCCCAGGACCACCTGGCCGTTGTGGGGGCTCACTTCCACGGGCCAGCATTGCTCGCCCAGGAGCCCGAGCCACATGGCGTACTCGGGGAAGTTGATCTCCATCAGGTTTTCCTGGTCCTCCCAGAAGCGGTCCAGGATCTCCTGCACCTGGTCGTTCTCGCTCGTGACGCTCACCGGCTCGCCGAATAAAAAACCCTTGTCCATCGTGGCGAGTCTCCGGGTCATGGCGGAATGATCGTACATGTAGTAGGCGATCTCGAACATCCGGTCCTGCTGGATCGCGTAGAGGTCCCGGACGAAAGCCCCGCCCGCCGACCTCCGGTAGCCCTCGTTTTTCGGGTCGTAGTTGGCGGTGACCGGCAGGCTCGCCTTGATCCGGCTGACTTCCTCCTCCACCACCCCGCGGAGCTCCTCGCGGGTGACGAGCCCCGGCGCGATCAATTTTGCCGCTTTCTCTCTGAGGCTCATGCCGCCTCCTTGTTTTCATCCCGGGTGTGTCTTCCCCTGCCCATCCCCGTGGGAGCGGCTTCCAGCCGCGAGAGCCCGCCGAAGATCCCCCTTCCCCTCATCATCCGCCCGAGCATGCCGGGCCGGTGAGGGAACATGGTCTTCGGCCGCTCGGGTTCGCGGCCGGCGCAGGCGGCAAGCCCGCTCACCGCGCCTGCGTGGACCGCCAGGGCCAGGGCCCAGAACCGGTCCGCGTGTCCGCCCGGACCCGTATCCGCCTCGAAGCGGATGTTCCCGGCCGCGGTGGTGGTCTTGCGGATGGAGCGGAGATCCGCGCGGATCCTGTCCTCCCTCGGGATCCGGATTCCCTTGTCCTCGAATCCGGATCGCACGGGGTAGGCGAGCTCCTCCTTCACCGGCCCGGTGAAGCGCACCGCCTCCACCCGGTACTCCCCGAACTTCTGCTGCGCCCGCTCCGCGAACTGCATGCCCAAACCCGTGGCGTCGATGCAGCACCGTCTCACCTGGGGGAGGGCCAGGATCTCGTATAGGGCGCTTTCCTGCTCCGAGAAGGCGACTCCCTGGAGCTCCACGATCTTGCGCGTGAAAAGCGTGCCGGAAACCCGCTCGATCACCCAGATCACCGTGAGATCGTGCATGCGCCCCACGTCCACGCCCACGTAAAGCTCCGAGGCGAGCCGGTCCTCGATCCGGCCGGCCGCCGTCATCTCCCATTTTTCCGTGGCCCGGTACTCGCAGGAAGCGATGAGGTCGTAGCTCAAAAACGCCCCCTCGTCGTCCGCGGGAACGCACATGTACTCCTGCAAAAACTGCTCTTCCGAGGCGCACCCGCTGCGGATGAAATCGAAGTATTCCACCTCGTCCATCCCCAGGCGCTCGTCCCCGTCCGGAAGGGCCTCCTGGAGTTTGTATAAAAACCCCTGGTCGAGGGCGTCCTGGAGGGTCACCGTGTGGAGGGAGAAGCCCTTGGGATTTCTCCGGTGCTTCACGTCCTCCACCAGCTCGTTGAAGAAATTGGCCGAGCCCCGGTGGGTGGAGATGATCTCCATCTCTCCGCCCCAGGTGATCCCGGGATAGGCGATGGTGTAAAGCTTCACCGGGTCCGGGTGGAGCGCGAACTCATCCAGGATCCTCCCGCCCTTTTTCCCGGCCTGGGCGTCCGGGTTGGAGCTCATGGAGTGGATCCGCTTGCCGTTCGAGAATTGGAGCACGTAGGCGCTGATCCTTTTCTCCTCGTCGATGATGACCGCCCCCAGGTTCCGGGCCGCCGCGTCGAGCAACCGCGCGAACCGCACGCAGTCTTCCAGGAAAAGCCTCGCCTGGATCGCGTCCCGGCTCGACACCCACTGGTCGTTCCTGTTCTCCGACGGCGCGGTCCTTTCCACGGCTCCGTAGGCCGTGCCCCAGGAAATGCCGATCTGGCGGCTCTTCTCCATGAGCTTGAGGCGGCTGTGGTCGTCGATCCACCGCTGCTGGTAGGGGAGAAAGACTCTCTCCGGATCCTTCGGGATCTGCTTGGCGTTCCCCCTTCTCACAGGATCTGCTCCCTCAACTCCCGGATGGTGGCGGCGTCGAGTGTCGTCTTCTTCCCGGCCTTCTTGGCCGCCTCGTCGAACTTGTCAAGGAGCTGCGTCTTCAGCTTCTCCCTCGCCACGCTGGACATCTGGAGCCTGGCGAAATCCCCCAGGAGCTTCCCGATGTGCTTGACATCGATCCGGTCTCCGGCCTGCATCGCCTCCTGGAAGACCTCCATCATCACCACGGCGCCGAGCTTGGCCGTGGCCTCCTCGATCTTGAGCGGGTCCTCGCCCGCGGCCTCGATGATGGTCTTCGCCTGCTCGCCCACGAATTTCACCTTCTCCAGGGCGAAAAAATACTTGGCGTAGCGGCCCACGGCGCTCTGGCTGGATTTATAGCCCGCCTCCTCCAGCCAGTCCGCGATCTCCTGGTAGGTCTTCCGCCCCTCGCCCACCTCCACGAGCATTTCGTTCACGCGGGCGAGGATCTCCTTCGGGAAGCCCAGGAGCTTGCTCTTTCCGCGTCGTCTAACCATTGAGCAGCACCCCCGGATCGCAGGGCACGTTGCCCTCGATGAGGTCGATCCCCTGGGGCGTGATGAAGTTCACGCGACGCTTCACGTTGTTTTTCTCGTACTCCTGGCGGTGGATGTAGCCCTTGTGCTCCAGATACAGCAGATGGCTTTTAAGCTCCGAAGGGGTCATGTGAAAGCCCGACTCCAGGAGCGCCGTCTCGATCACCTTGAAGCTCGCGCCGTATGGCTGCGCCCGCTCGCAGATCCGGAGGATCCATCCCCGCACTTCCCTGTTCTCCACGCTCATGACGGTGTGCCTCCTTCCACCAGCTTCTGGATGTTCTTCCCGAGGTCGTCCATCTTCTTGTCCACGCTGATGGACCACCGGATGAAGTCCTCGCGGAAGAGGTATTTCTCGGGCAGATCGTTCATTCGCATCTCAAGCTTCTCTATGGCGCAGTCCTGCTTCTTCTGGTCGATCCGAAAAGACTGGCGAATCTCCCGCAGGTAGAAGATCGTGAAGGTCAAAAGCGCCGTGGTCACGATCGCGAAAACCGACACCAGCACCTGAAAGGCCGCCTCGCCGGTCATGGCTTGCCCCCGGTCGGCTCGGGATGAACGAGAAGCCTGGTCTTCTCCGAGGAGCCCTTGCTCGATCCGAAGAAGTACTGGACCACCGCGGTCACCCCGGCTGTGAGCGCCCCAAAGAGATTCCCGAGGAGGAAAATCACGTACTCCGGCACCTGGGCAGGGAACTGGTTCGCCAGGATCAGCCAGATCATGAGCCCCGTGGAGCCGAAAAAACCGGCCACATAGACGTACGCAAGGATGTAGAGGTTGATGTCCCGGGTCCCCGTCGCCCTGGTGGTCTCCACCTCTCTCTGCCTGGCGTTGGCCCGGTCCTGTATTTCGAGGCGTGCCTGCTCCAGGGCCACCTTGGAAAGCTCCAGTTGATTCGCCATCTCAAGCTCCCGAAGCTTCACAAGGGCCGCCGGATCGGACTCGATAATGCGGTTGATCTTTTCCGGAGTCGCCTCCTCGGCGCTCAATCCGAAAATGGACGCAATGAGAGAGATCGCGGTTCCCGCCGCCCCTCCCACCGGCCCGCCGAGAATTCCTCCGAGAATCGGCGCCGCTTTCGCGATCTTTGCTCCCAGGTCCTTCCACTCCATCACGATCCTCCTAATGTATCTCGTCCACCAGGCCCCACGCCTTGGCCTTCGCGGCATTGAACCAAGTAGTCTTGTTCTCCATTTTGCCCCATTCCTCTACGGTTAGCCTGCTATGGGCCGCGAGTTTTCCCAGGTAGCGCTCCCGCAAAAGATCCATAAGCTCGTTCTGGGACCGTATATCCGAGTGGGTTTCCTGCCCCGGCCATTTCCAGATGGACGTCTCATGCACCATAAAAATCGTGCCCGGAGCCGCCTGACGGTAGTTACACACGGCGAAAACCGGCACCGCGGCGCTCGCTACGATCCCGGAGGCGTGGGCCGTCACATAGAATCCCTCCTTTTTCGCCCGCTCAATCTCATCGGCCAGCGCGAGCCCCGAATGGGCGTCGCCACCCGGAGAATTGATAAAGACGATCAGCTTTCGGATTTTGGTGCTTGCCTTCAGCACGCAGATATCGTTCCACAGCCGGGACACATCGGATACGGTAAGACCCGAGAAGATCTTGACGTACGCTTTATCCCCGCAAATAAAGGACAGGGTGGAGAGCGTCCCCTCCTGGTTCTGGATCTGCATCGTCCTAGAAATCCTGTCCGACGGCTCTACGGCCGCCGTCGCTATCCCCGCCGGCTCCACCTTGATCACGACCTCGTGGCGGACGGTTTCCGTACGCTCGGGGATTCCCGCGCACCCCGGCGCATACAGCATCACGCAAGTAACTATCAGTAATGCCGCGCTCAATGACCAGTATCTTTTTAGTAACTCCGCCATGAGACACCTCCTTTTTTTATGGAAACCAAATCACGTTCGGGTCTTTCGCCCGATCGATGTCCAGGTGAACCCAGGTCGGACCGAGCTCCATCCGGTTGATCCGGAGCAGAATCGCCTGCTCCACGATTTGATATCGAAGCCGGGAATTGTCGCAGGCGATGTCCACCGCGAGCCCCTTCATGTGGCTCGACCCGCGAGAACCCTTGACGGCCTTGTTGTGCTTGGGGCAGCGATAGCCCGAGGTCACGGTGAGTTTTTTACCCAGCCGGCTTTCCATGATCTCCACCAGGGCCGCCACCCTCGGGTCGGTCTCATTGACCCCGCAGCACGGGCACTCAAATCTTTTCTCCGGCTTGTATTGCACGATCATCGGATCACCTCATCTCCGACCTCCGATTTCCGACCTCCGACCTCTAAGTTCACCCGGCCCCTAAACAAAAAGCGGCCTCAAATCCGCTCCTGAGCTTGCGGGTTTGGGCCGCTTGGGCGCCGGGGTAACATCCGGTATGGCGTGCGAGACGCGCAAAAATTGTATGGCGTGCGAGACGCGCTTAAAAAATCTCAGGTAGTATCGCATAGGCCGTCAAAAAAATCAATCTTTTTTAGCACCACCCATTTTTTGCAGCGGGGGCACTTGATCTTCAGGGTGCCCGCGTCGGTCTCCATGAGCTGGCGCTTGCAGTGGGGGCAGCGGATCAGCACTCCCGCATACTCCCGCGGCCTCTTCCGCACCACCCTCGCCGCAAATCCCGGATTGACCCCCGTCCGCTCGGGCTTCATCGATCTCCGATCCCTTCCCAGCCGTTGACACAGTGGACGATGATTTTTTTCACCCGACACGCTCCCAAGTTGAGACGCTCGACCAGGTTACTCAGGTCGTCCCTTTCAGGCGGCGCATGGCGCACCGGCCGGCACTCGAAGAGGATCTCCGTGATGGCGCAGCCGCGATCTTCCAAATACTCTCGAATTTCCTCGAAGTGGTAGACTTCCTCATAAGTCTCATGCTTCGCCGCCTCCGCCGCCCTGGCGACCTCGGCCCGCGAGACATCGCCGGCCCAGGCCTTCACCTCCACCACAAGAAGGATTAAAATCATCATACACAATACTTTCATTCCGGCCTCCGATCTCCGATGTACGGGCGGGTTTCAAACCCGCCCGTACCGGTCTCCGTCTCTCGGCGCTTCGCGCCGATCCACCCGATCCCCGATCTTCTTCATCGCCTCGATCGCCTGGTGCGCCTTCTCGAAGCTCAGGAAGTTTTCATGGTCCACCCGGAATCTTTTCTTGAGAAACCCCCGGAGCGCCTTCCACTCGCTTCCCACCCGGTAGTAGCTTCCTCCGAGGCTCCACCAGAGCACAAAGATCTTCCGGAGCTGCGCAGCCGTCGCCATGCCCCGCCTTGCGGGGTTGGCCGGTTCGCCGGTTGGCCGGTTTGCCGGCTGGTGCCGCTTGAAGCCGGCCCGCTCGAAGTGCCCCATTATTGCCTGAAAACCCCGGTAGTCGAGCTCCTTGGCCGAGCGCACGCCGGCGTGTGCCTGAAGCGCGTCCCGGTAGGTCTCCTCGTCGAGCCCCAGCTCCTTGGCCGCGATGTGGAGGATGGCAAGCTGCGATTTATTCAGCATCCCTCTCTCCGATCGGTGGAAGCGGCATCCAGCCGCGATTATTTATCACTGTGATATTTCCATGCCACGTACTCATAGAGCCAAACCGCGACACTTAAAATCAGAATTGCGAGGCTCATTGGTACGAGAGCCATTCCAAAAACAAGAAGGAATACCGCTAATTCCATGCCCATCTTGACCTCCGATCACGATAAAATTAATTCGTCGGGCACGTTGAAGATTCCCTGTCTGCCGCGGAAAGGCATGCGATGTACAAGCGGAATTCGCTCACCGAGAAAAATCAAAAATTTCCCAGATGTTGGGCACATCGCTCGCCGGTTCAACTGAAAAGCGCTCATGCCCCAGGGCAACGGAGATGTCGGATCGTGCCACTGGCAATCCATAACCTGGCAGGTACAAAGAATTCTCCCCCGATTGATATTGATAAATGCCAGTAAATTCAACATGTCCAACGAGCTTTTAGCTCTCGATGCGAAAAAGGGGGAATCCAACGCGTCCTCATCAACTTTTATCGCTGCATGGATGGCAATGCGCTGGCCGATCAGAGACTTAAATCGATCGTGCTCCCTTGTTTCGATCGTCTTCCAACCCAGACTCACCCACGTCGCCCAAGGCTGCCATAAGCTAATCGCTTTCATCATTCTGTCCTCCGACCTCTGATCTCTGATCTCCGACCTCCGGCCCCTACTCCCCCAGCTCCGCCACCAGCCGTTCGAACTCCCGGGCCTTGATCTTCAGCGCCGCCACCTTCTCCTTCGGCAAAAGCACGCCCCCGAACTTCTCCCCGATTTTTCTCAAACCATCTGCAAATTTCTCGGGGTTGCGGGTCATGCGCGTCAGGAAAGCATCCACCATTTCGATGGGGGCGGGCATGGGCACCTTGGGCCGGATCGGGCCGGTCATCCCGCTCCGGTCCACCAGCTCCTCCCACTCGAAGGAAAGCTGGGTGACCATATCCACCATCGCCGCCTGCTTGCCGCGCGACGCTTTGACGAGCCCCGTGAGCCCGCGCTTTCGGAAGGTGTCATAGAAAGCCTCGGCCTCCTGCTCGCTTTCCGCGATCCAGTATCCCCCGCCGCCCCCCGCCTTACTCAGGATCGGGATGTGGCTGTGCATGGTGAGGAGGTGATTGTGCATCCGCCTCACGTCCCGCTTCCAGAACTCGTGCCAGCCGCTCTCCCACGCCATGTGACGCCCCTCCAGTCTCGCCGCGAACTCCAGGGCCAGGTTATCGGCGGAGATCGCGTTCTCCTGCCCCACGTGCTCCTCCCAGAGAATCCCGGTGAACACCTCCTCGGCGTGCGTCAAAGTCCGCACGTGCCGCCCGGTCTTGACATCGATTCCCAGGTCTTCTTCTTTCATGGCTTCCTCCTCACTCCATCTTCTTTCCCGCCATGCCGGCCAGGCTCTCCACGCCCCGCCGCCGCGGCGGTCTTTTTTGGCGGTGGAGCTGGCGGGGGTAATGGCTTTTTGCTTATCTGAGGCGGTGCTGGATTAGATTCCTTTTTCATGGCTCAGCTCCTGATCATCGCCGCCACGGCGATCCCGAAAACGAGGGACGCCACAACCGTCACGCCGGCATCGAACAGAATCCCGCACCATCCGCACGGCTCCCCGTACGCCCAGATCCCCAATTTCATCGCCAGATAAAGCATCACGCCCTCCTCAGTTCCTCCCATAGATCGGGATTTTTAGCATTGCAAATATGGCGGCGATCGAATGGCGTGAAGCAAATAGCCTCGGCTCCATCTAGATCAACAAACGCATGGACATATTGTCCAGTATATGAGAGCAGTGACGCGCTCTCATATCTACGCCCTTGTAAGCGAATGGAACCATCCTCGGCTACTTTTCGGAATGCCGCATTATTTACAGCCTCGCTAAACGATTCAAAATCCATATAGTTTTCCATTGTGGCCTCCTCACTCCATCTTCTTCCCCACCATGCCCGCCAGGCTCTCGATTCCCTGGCGGCGCTTCCACTCCTCCGCGCTCATGGTGCCCTCGGCCTCTTCGTGGCGTTTCATGAGGTTGCGCTGTCGGCTCTCCTCCCGTGTCTTCTCCTCCTTCGCCGTCATCCCTTCCGCGGAGACCCGCTCGGCCTCCCCCATGAGCACCTTCTTCAGGTAGTTATGGTTCTGGAGCGCCGTTTTTCCCAGGGTGCACACGGTGTTCAGCCCCGCGCGGATCCGCGCGGGGTCCGTGCGGTACCGCTTCTGGTCGTACTCGAACTCGCACTTTTCCCAGAGCTTGACGACCTCCGTAAGCAGCGCCACCCGCCGCTTGAGCGTGATCTTCCCGCCCGGGGTCTGCCGGAAGCAGTCCACGTATTCGTTGGCGATGACCCAGGCCGGCCCCAGGCGGGCGGCCAGTTCCGCCCGCTCGTGGAAAAGCTCGGCCATCTCCACCATGTCGAGATCGAAGGTCCGGTTACAGTAGGGACACGTGAGCTTACTCATGTGCTCCTCCAAATAAAGGAGATCTGGCGATCCTCCCCGGGGGGGGCGATTTCAGATCCGAGAGCGGCACCACCCACCCCCGCAGATATACCGTGACCGGGCTCCCGCATCTGGGGCAGGCCCCGGCGCCCTTGAACACCTCCTCGCAATCCATGCAGAGCTTCGCCTCCCTAAGCGTCATGGCGCACCTCCTTCAGCCCCCGCACGATGTAGTAGAGCGCCTGGTGCTCCACGGTCCGGATGTTCACCCGGGCCTGCTCCGCGAGCTCGTCCGCCACCTCCGGGTAGCCCCCCAGGTCGATCACCAGCCCGAAGGGCTCGATGGCGGCCGGGATCCCCACGGGGGGCTCGGGCGCCATGTTCGCATCTCTCACTTGCTGCTCCAGCTCCTCCATCTTTTTTTGCGTGCGGAGCCGGTGTGCTCTCACCTGAGCGGCTTTGCACGCCTTGCATCTCCGCTCGTAATACTTGCCCCGGATCATGCCGAACTCCGTGAGCGGCTTCTCCTTGCCGCACTTCCTGCAAAGCTGCATCCCAGGTTTTTCCTGCCTCTGTTCTCGGTTCTCCGGCTTCCCGTGTCGGCGTTTTTTTTGCCTCTCGGATGCGGCATTGTTCCGGCACTTCTTACACACGCTGTCATGCCCGTCCTCGCAGCCCGGCGACTTGTAAAACTCCTCCATCCTCTTCTCCTCGCCGCAGAAGCGGCACACCTTGCTTTTCTTCTCCTCCATCGTCTCCCCCCTTGTGTTTCGGTTTTCCCTGCCCTGGGCGCAGTCCACGCACTCCAAATACTTCACGGACGGGATCCCGCCATAACCCGGCCATGCCATCGTCTTCTGCCGCGCGATGCAAGTTTCGATCGGCATCCGGCACCGGAACCGCTCGCAGGTGAAATAGTCCGGCCCTCCCAGGATCTCCTCCGCCGTCATCACCAGAGGTTCTGCTGCAACCATGTCACCGCCTCCTCGTAGGCCTCCTCGTAGCCGTCCCCGATCCTGCGATAGAGCGCCCGCTTCATCTGGGCCGGGAGCTCGTTGTAGCACCGCCAGCAAAAGGAATGCCCCGGCTTTTTCTCCCCCTCGCAGAGGCAACCGTTACTCATGCGCGTCTCGAAATAGAACCGATTGTCCTTCCTGGCGATCTCGTCTTTCATAGAGCCCTCCGAACGATTCGATCCACTGGTTCACCGCGGCCCGGATCTCCTCTTTGCCCTGCGCCTCCGTGAGCCTCTCCACCAGCTCGTCGTCCTCAGGCCTGGGCGCGATCCTCCGCACCTCCTCAACGAGCCGCTCCCTCTGCCGCTCCTTCTTCTGCTTGTTTCGTTTCCCCATCGCCTCCCCCGTAGCGCTCGCAAAGACGCATGAAGTATTTCACCGACTTGCGGAGCCCCGTGCGCACCGATTCCCGATAGTGGCCCGCCGTCTCCGGATGGAGCGGCCTGATTCTCCGGGCGTGAAAGAGCAGCGCCATCATGACCCCCCTCGGCGCGGACCAGACCATGTGGTTTTCGACCACAATCCCGTAGTGGTGCACCCAGCAATCCCTCACCGCCTCCTCGAAGGTGCACTCCACCACCATCTTGTCGGTCCAGTAGATGCTCGGCTTCCCCGGATCCCGGAATCCGAAAAAAGCGATCATGTCCCGATCCCCGTTCCAGACGCTCGGGTGGTTGAGCCTCCCGTCCTTGCCGAGGCCCCCGTGAGTCCTGAGTTTGATTCCCGCGACGGGTTTGAGGATCTCCCGCGCCTCGGGCAAAAGCTCGTATAAATCGAAATCCAACCCGTCACACCACATCGCACAACTCCTCCCATTTTCTCTTCTGCATCCGGATCTCCGCCTCCATCCGGAGCGCCTCCCGGTGCTCCGCGCAGATCCCGTGGCTATGCTCCGTCTCGCTCCAGTTCACCACGTTTTTCCGTCCCTCAGCCAGGCACCATGCGCAGTAAACCGGGAATTTCCCGGGCCCCACCAGCTCCTCGACGGCCCGATCCAGGTGTTTTACATGCTCCCGGATCCGGTCGTAGCGCGGATGCCTTTTGAGCATCTCCACCTGCTCCCGCAGCCAGGCCGCCGTCTTTAGCCTCTCCTCCCTGGTCATGACTCCTCCTTCCAGTCCGGGGTCTCCGGTCCCGGATCCTCCACCAGCTTCCAGCAGCCGCGCTCATAGCGGAGATGGCCCTGTTTTCTCCAACCGGTGAAATACTCGTGGAGGGTGTGGATGCTCGCCCCGGAGAGCCGCTCGATCTCCCGTGCGGTGAATTGCCGGTGGCTCCGGATGAGGTGCCACACGATGTCGAGCACCCGGCGCTTCCGTTTTGGAGCGTATTCATAGATCCCGCGCCGGATCGATCGGAGATCTCCGATCTTTTTGAGATCCTTGATGGCGCATCGCACTTGCTCCGCTTCGGCGTAAGTTTGGGCGCCCATCTCGTTCAGAAGCTCCGGCCTGGTGAAGCATCCAAGCCTCGAAGCCGCCTCCCTCACCCGCTTGGTGATCCCTCTTCTCATGCGCCGTTCCCCCGGAGTCCCTGCTTGATGGCGATCTTCACGGTGTCGTCCGTCACCTGGTCGAGTTTATTCACCTCAACCAGCTCCTCGATCCGCCGCACATCCCTGGAGACCAGGCGAAAGTCCCCCTCGGAGGCCTCCCGGAGCATCTCCGCCTGTCCGGCGCTCAATTTGAGCTCAGCGGCCTGCCGGGCGAAGAAGAGGATGTCCTGGCTGGTGATGGGGCCGAATTCCACCGAGCGGAGAGTCCGGCTCCAGACCCTTCTCTCCCGCTGCATCTTGTGGACGATGAGCTTTTCGCCCACGAGCGCAAAGGGCACCTGGGTCAAGTCCGCCAGGTCCCGGACCACGTCCAGGGCGTTCTGGGTCATCTTGTCCGCCTCGTCGATCAGGACCGAGCGCGGACTCCTGGAGAGCGCGTAGACGATCGCCTCAAAGGCGTGCTTTTTCCTTCCCGGAATCGGGTCCACCCGGAGCTCGAAGCAGAGATCCTGCAGCATCCAGAGCTCCGTCCAGAGCCTCTTTGCCCTACAGTAGGTCCAGTCCTCCTGGGCCGCGAAAAACCTTGCCGTGGAGGTCTTCCCCCGTCCCGCCTGGCCGTGGAAGACCAGCAGCACCGGCTCTCCCACAGTCTTTTCCGCCTCTTTCATGGCGGAGATGAAATTCTTGACATTCTGAGTATGGACAAAGACGTTTTTCATGCCTTCCCTTCCTCCTCTCCCGCGAGCCACAGCTCGCGGAGGAACTCGAAGCGCTCCCGGAGGCTCGCGTAAAGCGCGGTCCCCTCGAAGTAGCGCATGAATCTCATGTCCTCCAGGGTGAGCTCCCCGCCCCGGCATTCCCGCTCAAGGAGCGCCTCGTAGCGGTCCGGCTCCGTCATGTAGACCGGGTCCGCCTTCTTGGGCCGAAGCTCCAGCACCTTCATCTTCGCCGCCGCCTCCTCGATCCGCTCGGCCTCCACGGGAGTGAGCCCGATCACCTTTCTCCCCGTGGGAGCGGTTTCGAGCCTCGCGGATCTCTCGGGCAGTTCCACAAGCTGCGGGGCCTCGGCCACGTACGCCCGCCCTTCGAGCTCCGTCCTCCTTTTGAGCGCCCGCTTCCTCCTGATCTGCTCCTTCACCTCGGCCAGGTCCTCTTTATTCCCCCCGATCCTGGCGATGGGGTGGACCTTCTTCACCGCCTCCGCCTCGCAAATGAGCCTCGCCCCGGTCTCATCATAGACGAGCACCCGGGACAAATCCTCATAGTCGTAGCGCACGGTGACCCGGCACTTGAGCCCGTAGAGCGCATCATCATAATAATGACGACCCAGGAGATTCACTCCGTTTCGTCCCACCTGGTCGATCTTCATCCCCATCATCAAATGCCGGAGCGCCCCCTCGTCCACTCCCGGCCCCCGGCCCGACTCGAAGAGATCCTCCGGCCGGAGCCCCCGGAGCCCCTTGTGCTCCCTGGCCGCGTACTCCTCCACCCAACCAGCGATGATGCGGTTCGTCTCCTCGATGGTCGGCACCCAGCCGCCGTACTTCTTCTCGTGGATCGCCTTGTGGAGCCGTTCGTTCCGGAGAAGGTGGGCGGGCTTCTCCTGGATGGAGAAGCCCGTGTAGGTGGGAAGAAGCCGTTCGAGCTCCCCGAAGGTGCCGAAGAAGCGCTCGACCGGCTTGGATTGGGCGTTATAGGGCCAGGCGAAAATGGTCTCGATCCCGAGGCGGGCGAACATGCCGTAAAAGCCCGCCTCCTCGAAGTCCACATCCCGGCTCGTGAAAACCTTGGCCTTGAAAGCTTTGCCGTTGTCGAGGTAGGCGACGCGCGGCATCTTGCCCAGCGTGAGAATCGCCCGCCGGAGTCCCGCCGCCACGCACTGGACGTCCTCGGTGGGCATGATCTCCCATCCCGCCGGCATCCGGCTCGCCCAGTCGTACCAGAGGACCATCGCCGGCCGGCAAGGCTTGCCCGTGAAAGGATGGAGCACCTGGAAGTTGAGCATGTGCCCGTCGGCCACCAGGACCTCGCCCACTTCCAGGAGCCCCGCGTCCCGGTCGAGGTAGGGGAGGCACTTGTCCACCAGGGCCTTCTCTCCCTCCCGGCACCAGATCCAGCGGTCGTAGTTCGTCCGGATCCAATCGTCCAGGGACCTGCGCAAGGTATCGATGGAGGAGGGCGACTCGATCCCGCGCTTCTCCAGCGCGAGCTTCGCCAGCCTCACCACCTCTGCTTTCCGGAGACGGTTCGGATGCAAGCCGAAGCTGAGCATGGTGTTGAACTCCTCCTCGGTCACCTTCCGCTGCCCCTTTCGGTTTCCCCACTGCGGGGCGAGCACCGCGTAGTCATAGCCCGATTCCCGGTACTCCTTGAGCCACGCCTCGACGGTCTGGCGCGCCGTCTTTCCGACTACCTTGTAGACTTTGGGCAGGAGATGACCGGTGTTATACCCGGCGATAAAAACCCCGGTCGCCTCCATCACGGATTTCTTCGCCGCCTTGGCCTTCCTCTTCTCCTCCACGTAGGCGCGCAGGAGGTCGGCCCTGGCGAGCGCGATCTCGTTCTGCCAGTCGGCGAGATCAGGCGATCCCACCGGGATTCTCACCGGCGCCGGCGCCGGAAGGGTGCCGGCCGTGAGCGCGATCCGCACGTCCTGGGGCAGCGTGTCCACTTTGTACTTTCGATCCCCCCGCCCGTTCGTGGCTTCGTAGGGCCACGCTTCTTTGAGCGCACGTTTGTTCACCGCGCGCTTACTCACTCCCATCGCCGTCGCAATCTCCGCCGCCGTCATGACTCGCTCCTGTCCAGCTTCCTTGGGATGCACCAGTAAAGCTCCCCCAGCTCGCGATGGATCGCCTCCTTCACCCTCCGGCTTTCTCGTCTCCCGGCCACTACCAGTGAGATGGTGACTCGGCCGACCGGCGGATCCAGGGTTCTTCCGATCGCCGCAAACGACATCGATTCGCCTCGACTGGTTTTTACTCCCGCAGCCTGGAGCGAAATCATTCTCTTTTTCACAATCGCGGCGGTCTCTTTTCGCCACCGTTCCATCTTCACATCTTTCTTCATGATTCCAGCGCCTCCAGCGCGATCCTCGCCTGTTTCGAGGCCCGGCGCTTGGCAAGCTCGGCCTTCCCCCACCGGAGGATCCGCACTTGCTCCTGGTCCAGGATCTCCCACTCCAGGGGTTTCACCATCGCCTCGATGGGACCCGTATCCCCGGTCACGAAGCAGAAAATCGTCAACCAGGCCGGCGAGGGCAGCCTGCCCGGGTCCGAGTCCTTCGCCCAGTTGTCCAGGGTCTGTCTCGAAATCGTCTGCCGCATTCCTTCCCGGACCGCGACCTCGTTCATCCGGTCCGCCACTTCGTCCCTGGAGTGATGCACGCCGGAGAGAGCGATTCGGATCCTTCTTTTGATCTCGTAGGTGGGATTGAGGGAATGAGTGTTGAAAAGATTTTGTTGTTTCATCTCACCTTTACCTCCGCCCAGATAACCGCAACGTCGTCTTCCACCTCGCCGAGCATGATCCTCTCCAGGAACCCGTCCGGCATCTCTTGCATCGGAATCCAAATCTGCCAGGGTTCCAGTTTTCCGGATTCCATCGCCCGATTCAGCCTCTCTCTCACCCGTGCCCTTTTCTCTTTCGTAGATCGTTCCATGACCGTCCGAAAAATTTCTAAAATGAACGTTGCGTTTAGGCTAACGTTTGTGTAAGCATGAGGCTAACGTGTTAGCTAGTATATGCTGCTTTTTTCGGTTATGTCAACAAAAAATCGGTTCCCAGTCTCTTTTTTTTGATTTTTTTATATGCTACCGAAATCATTATTAAAACATACGCAAACGCTGGTTCCCAGTCTGGTTCCCGATCCGACCGCGTCAAAATGGCGCGACCGGGAACCGAATTCATGGCAAGATCGGTATTGAAAAATGCCTATCGGAGACCGAATAAAGAAGATCAGAACCGACAAAGGGAATCTTAGCCAGAAAGAGTTCGCTTTAAAAATCGGTACTGCGGCGAGCACCGTGCAACGATATGAGCAAGTTAATGCCCACCCCAAGGGAGACATCCTACAACGCATTCATGATGTCTTCGGGGTTAGCATCGACTGGCTTCTGACCGGGAAGGGTGCGCCCTACGAGGAACCGCAATATGCGCAGCCTCCCCGCAAGGAATTCGCCACGCATGAGGGGACGGGCCTGTACGGCAGGACCAGGATGCACGAGGTGGAAGGGAGGAGGTTCGCCGTCACGGAGTTCGGCGCCGGAGAGCAGTCCGCCGAGCCCTCCGATGCTAACGCTCGAATTGAAAAGGAAGAGGAAACCGTCAGCCTGGGCTCGGCCGTGGAGATCCTCGCCGAGCTTCTTTCATCAAAAAACGAGGAAGTCCTGCACGCGGTAATCGCCAATCTGCGGGCATTTAAGAACCTGGTGCGGCTGGAAGGAGAAAAGAACAGCATCGCTTTTGAAATGACGCTTCTCCGCACCGAAATCGCCTCGTTGCGGAAAGAGGTGGAAACCCTCCGCATGGAGCGGGACGAATTCAAAATCAAGCAAGAAAAACTCGAATATATCGAGCGTCAAATGGAGAGAATCATTAAGATTTTTCTGGAAGAAGCCAGGCCGACACCTGAAGAGCATCGATCCTTTTTCCGAAAGCTCGGGGAGGTAATCGACGGCGATCGCCTCCTCCGCGAAGCCAAAAAACCCCCGCACTCCCCGTGA